TTTGGTATAGTAGCCTGCATCCGCACCAATAAATCACCAAATTCACCGCCTCGCTGAGCTAGTCCACGGCCACGCAATCGAAATGTTGTTCCAGGCTGTGTTCTAGGCGGAACAGTTAGACTTAGTGCATTTCCTAAAATATCTCGTAGTTGAATTTCGGAACCGACAACTAAATCCCATATAGTAATCACATGTTCTGTAATTAAATTAGAACCGTGTCTTTCCCACTGTGGACTAGGATGTATTCTAAATGTGATTAAGAGATCCATTCCGTTGGGGCCAATGCCCGAATATTGTACAGTATCGCCATCATTGATACCTACTGGTATTTCTATTTCCGCAGTCATGGTACCTTGCTGTGTACCCACGCTAATAGTTTTTTTCCCAGCAACCGCTACATCTGGTAACGTAATCCACAAACTCATACGTGCCTGTTGTTGCATACGATGTTGGCCCGGGTGTTGAAACCTAGTACCAAATATATCAAATATAGTTTGGAAATCAAATCCTTGGCCACCCATGTTGATGTTGTTAAACTGTGATCGAGGATTGTCGTGCTGGGCCCGCTTTTGTGGATCACTTAAGGTATCATAGGCTGATTGTATTTCTTGGAACTTGGCTTTGTCACCACCTTTGTCGGGATGATGCTGACTGGCCAGCTTTCGGTAGGCCTTTTTAATAGCATCAGGTGTGGCGCCACGGTCAACGCCTAGTGTTTGATAATAATCAGTCATGGAAAAAAGAAAGCAGATAGCATATTTTAATTATACTATCTGCTGGGGGTGATGTCAATTACTGTTTCTGGGCCATTTTAGATTTGGCTGGCGCCTTTTCGGGAACCGGAGTTCCTTCTACCTTTTTGTGTACCTTGACATTCTTACATACTTGTTTGCCTTTTTCTTCATGGCAAACCTTTTTGACTTCGGCTTCTGCCCGTGCTTGCGGCATTGTAAACGCAACTAGCACAATGATGGCCGTCCAGGCAATAAAATTAAATGATCGCATTTTATTTCCCCATCTTTTCGTTAGAAATTTTCTTGTCCACTTTTATCTTTTCCTCAAGAACAGCAATGTGCATACGGTTAACGTGAATTTGATCGCGATTTACCTGTATTTCTTTTTCCAAATCTTGTCGTAGTTTTTCACGAGCAAGTTCTGCACCGCTGTTAACTGATTGTTTGTTATCTGTGGTGACAACCAAACTTACCTTCTGATTCAGAATGGTTACATCGTGTTGTAATGACCCCAATGCACTGATCAAATACCCAGTACTACCGATTAGTAGTGGTAATAGAGCAAACAGTAGTTTTTCTATAAATGCGCCTTTTGCGCTTTCTTTGATTTCATCTGCCATTTTATTTTCCTTTGGTAATTACAGCTTGAATTTTAGCTTGTATTGCTCGAGCCCAAAATGGCTGTGGAAAATTCCATCCTACAAATGCTCCTACTGCGATCCAAAATATTGTGTCTAACATGATATAAATCTCCTTTTATTATTATAATGCTGGGAAGCTTTGTGCTGGTCCCAAGGGTCGACCTGTGGTTGGACAAGTCGGTGTCGCTGTGCCAAATGCTGGCACTGGCGCGGATCCAAATGATGGTGGTGCGCCGAATCCTGTTGCAGATGCGCCAAATGATGATCCACTGTTAAATCCTCCTGCGGCGGATTGATTGCCTTGATTGATTGTATTCATAGTTGTTGCGTTAGGCGGAACATAAGTGGTACCCGCTCCTGCACCAAATCCTGCGTTCAGGCCACCATTATTTGCACCCGCCATTTTTTCTTGTGTACGCCCATATGCGGCGATGCCCAACACAGCACCCATGGCCAAGTGAAATAGTCCTGCACCTTGAAGTGTCAATGGTTGCCATTGATTAGTAACTTGTCCATGGCTAACAGATTGCAACACACTCCATAGCACTGGAAATATCATAAAGTCCATTGCGCATACCAACATATACAGCCAACCCATAGCCGGTCTCCAGCGTCGGGCCATCCAATCTTCTTGTGGTTTTGCATCTGTCGTTTCTACAACATTATCTTGTGCCTGTGGCATCTTTTAGCTCCTTGTTATTATTATTTTACGGATTCAAATATTTGTTTTTGTGTATTATACCAATTGATCCATCCGTTATACCGGTCACGTAGTCGATAATACTCTGCGTAGTTGTCGTTGGCATTAGTAATTAAATCGCTGAGTTCTGGCTTAGGCATATCAAGCGTTTTAAGAATAGGTGCCGGGTCTTTTAAAGAGTCAGGTACAGTTGGAAACTTTGCTGTGACTGGAACAGTTGTGCAACCAGCAAGTGCCAACAAAGCAATGACCATTAACTTTTTCATTTGGCGCCTCCACGAACTGCTTGATTATACATTTCGACACTGACGTCAGTTAACTTACACTGACGATTGATGGCTTGAATATTTTGTTGGATCGCTTGTTTAACTGCGGCTTGATTGGACGCAATCTTTTCACGATTCCGGGCAATCTCAGTGACCAGCTTAGTATTGGCATCAGCTGATTGAGCTTGTGCTTCGGCCACTTTCTTTTCCATTTGGTGTACACGATCCACCCAGGCTGTGTTGTCTGAAATAGCACCTTCCATATACAGGCCGACAGCAATTAAAATACTTGCGGCAACTTGGATAGGCACACGATACTGTGTAACAAATGGAACGAATTTTAATACAAAACTTGCTCCAAGTCCTAATAGCCCAGCAATAAAGATCAAGTGGAATACAAAATCAGGAAGTAATTTCAAGATCCACATGATTAAGCTCCAAACACTTGTAGGGCGTGATTGTAATGCGCTTGACGATCAGCTAAGCCAATGGTGCCACCATTAATGCGTTTGGTCATTGTTAGAATGTCACCACTATCTGCGTACTGATTTAAATTGTTTGATTCCCAAAACCAACAGGCACTTTGAATAGCACCTTCAAATGTTTGTAGGAACTCTGGAACCTGTTCAACTGGAATTTCGATACTGTCAGCAAACGCTTGATAGTTTGACTTACCTGTGAGTTGGATAAGTCCACGTCCGCAGTAACGGAATCCATCACCTGATGTTTCTGGTCCATTGCCCATGCGGTTGGCATATACTCTGTTGGCAATTGCCTCTGGATTGTGGGCAAACTGTGCCGCGGTAGCATCATCGGGAAAATACTTAGGGAATATCTTTCTCAGTGTTTCAGGACGATAGTTTAAGTTTTCGTGTAGGGCTGTAAAGTTACCACTCTCGTGTGCTGACTGTGCGACGAATGCGGCCACACGCTGGGGTGTGTTGATATCGTAATCTGGTAATATTTTGTTTAACGCTTCGGCCCAGTGTTCTAAGTATGGGTTATTGCCAATGCAAGAGCCTAGTTGTTGTTGTGTAATGTCCATAATCGGTACCTGGTTAGATACCAATATTTACCGCTTTTGACTAGTCTTTGTTATCGGTTATAATAGCGACCGTGCCATCCCACACAATACGGCCATCGCAGGCCACATTCCATTTGGTTTCACCGTATTCTACAGTTGTTTCTGTGTATAGTGGACTGTAGACTTTAACATCCGACGCTAAGTGTTCCACACCATCTTCAAATATACGCCATACTAATGCGGTGTTGCCACCGTGTTTGGTATTGAATCTAATGTGGAATTTTGACACTATTTAAGGCCTAACTCTTTACGAATCTTTGTAGCACTGATGTCTGCTGTTGCTTCATCAAATGACTCTTCTCCTGAGGTGTATCCTACTCCGCGTCCCCAACCAATATGTACAATGTTGGGTACCACTTGTATTTCGTATTGTCCTTGATAGATAGGATCAAGGTCACGTCGAATAAAACTTTTAACTTTTTCTACTTCAAATGGATTGCTACCTTGCCATCCTTGTACATCACGTATTTGGATAACCACTTGTCCTGTGCGAGCAATCAAGCGTTCAAATAACGCACGATGTCCATCGTGCCAAGGTTGCCAACGTCCTAGCATCTGTACTGTTTCTTTCTTCCAGTCAAATACGGGACGACGACGATTGTCTATAATGTGTTGGCCGATAAACTCTGCCCACTTTTCGCAGTCTTGTTCTGTGATACGGAAATCATAATGCTCGGGTTCAACAAAGGCTGCATTGGTATCAGCATAACGACCTTCTCGGATAGTGTCTACCCAAATGGTCCAATCAGCTTTGAAGTTGTTGCGCATTTCTACTAAAGGAGCAACAAAGTCGCAGATAACATAGTCGCCACCGGCTTCCATACTGAACTGGAACATGCGTAGACTCTGACGGATACGTCCATCATTGCTGAAGTCCCAGTCATTGTACTTGCGGCGTATGTCATCGGCATTGAACCAGGTTACTGTGGCATTTAAACTACCGATATGTTCGTTAAGAGCACGGCCGTAACTGATTTCGCCATGTTCTTCAAGATACTTTTTAAGAGCACCGGCCAACATTGTTTTGCCGGCACCGGGTAAGCCCATGATTAATATGCGTTGTGTCATTGTAGTTCCTTAATAAACTTTTACTCTTACTTTGTGATCTGCATAGGTCTGTTGATATTCTGCAGGAGGATACGACAGCTTTAACTGGTCACACAAGTCATGATTGTTGTACACAAAACTGCCCAAATCCCAATAAGGTCTCATAGCCGTATTTTGTCTGGTAATTTCTGCAGCCATAAAATCTAAATCTTTGTAATACTTAGTGTAGTCAGGATAGCTGATGTTAAAACCGCCACACCGCACCCACCAGCCCAGACTGGCATCATCACCACGATGTACCAACACAATTGGACAATCGGGCCAGTGTTGTTTTAAGAATCCCACATGATACATGAACATGTGGCTTTTGATTATTCTTACACCTGATCCCGAAAACGGACGATCAAATTCGTGCTCGCAATCTTCCTTGGAGTATTCATTTATTCGATCAAACCATGTGCCGAACTCCATTCCGGGATCATAATAACTGCCCAGATGCATGGGTGTACCATTGTAGGCCACAGAGCTTGCGTATACTCTATCGGTGTTGTCATCTGTACGGTCAATGTCTGGACTATAGTAAATGTTTTTTGCTACACTACTCCATTTTGAGCCTGGAGCCCCGGCCATAAAGATATATTTCATTCGGGTTTTATCTTTTTAGCAATGGGTTGCCACACTTGACGTAGTCTTACCATGCTAGCCCTAACACCTTCTGGAGTATGTTCTGCTGGAGTAATAAACATCATGTTGTCTACAAATTTTTCATTGGATTCTTTACTGTTAATAGCTGGAATAAAATTAGCACGGTACCAGGCCTGCACATCTGCAGGAGTGCCCTTGGGCAACACCATGTTCCAACAACCGTGTATGTTAAGTCCGGGCACATAGGTCTTCATTAGTGGATATTTTTCAAGTCCTCGAATAGGAGTTTCGTTGGCAATACCAATCAACTTTAGTTTGCCTGCCTGCACATGCGGCCAGCCCACAGCAATGGGAGTAACAGCAAATTCTGCATGCCCGCCCATGACATCTAGTAGGGCCTGTGCCGGGCCTTTATACATGGCAGTAATAACTTCATCTCCGCCTGAGATTTTTAAACTGTCCACTAGATATTCAACCGCAAGTCGATGGCCGCCGCCACCAATGGCAAATGTAATTGGACGTTTTTTAGCCTTGATATCTTTAATTAATTCTTCGGGATTATTAACTGTGCTGCCAGGTTTGGCAAAAAATGCCAAGGGACTGCGAGCAATATTGGCCACAGGTTCGAACTCCATGGCATTGTATTTTACCGCATGAGGATACCATATTTCTGCTGTAACCCAGTTGCTTTGACAAGCCGGAACAGCTACCGTGTATCCATCGGTTGCTACAGTATTAAAATGGTTCATAGCTACGTTGCCATCGACTCCAGGGCGGTGTTCACTAACAAAACTAGCCCCAGTTTTCTTTTCTACCTGGGAAGCAACAATACGAAAACTAATTTCGTTGCCAGCACCAGGACCGTTTGGGAAAATAACTGTAATAGGTTTGGTAGGTTCCCAGGCGAATGCCAAAACAGGGACCATGAGGGTGGCCAGTAATAATTTTTTCATAAAATGTCCTTTGTGTAAATAGTTATAGAAAATTGCAGAGAGAGGCAAAATTTTTAACCTCTCTGTAAAATTATTTACCCCACTAGGAAATTTTTAATGAATACCAAAATTTTTAAACTGATTACCAAAAATTTAACAGAAGCATTCGATCTACCCAAATATCAAGACATCACTATCAACGAAACAACTGTTGTAGATGAATTGCCCTGGACTCCTGCACGATATAAGAAATTTAAAGACGCCATGTGGGATGAGCTACAGTTAACCTCTGACTATGTGGGCACTGTAGAGTCCGTTGTTGCTGAACTCAGCGAAGCTTATATCCATAGATTTTTTGCAGAAATTTGGAAACCAAGAACAGGTGAATACGATCATTCCGGTTGGGCACTAGCCGAATCGATCGCCAAACAAGATCCTAAAAATGTATTAGACGTAGGCTGTGGATATCATCCATTTAAAGGGCGTATTCCTAACTTGATCGGCATTGATCCTTATAACAATTGTGCTGACTATGAAGTTGATATTTTAGAATACCGAGTCAAACCAGAAAGCCATGATCATATCATTGCCCTAGGCAGCATTAACTTTAATAGCAAAGACGAAATCGAACAACGCTTTGCTCATTGTGTTACACTATTACAAAAGGGTGGCAAATTTTATATAAGAGCGAATCCTGGGATTCCGCACAAGACAGGACCATACGTGGATATCTTTCCTTGGTCGTTTGAAATTGTAAATGAGTTTGCCGAAACGTACAATCTCAAACTGTTGGAATTTAAGAAAGAGCCTACTGAGCTGGGTCGTTTGTTTTTTGTTTATCAAAAACTTTAATCATATATTCAGAGGCAGCTAGATGCGCCTTTTCTAATGGATGAAGTGTTGGACTAATAGCATAGTTGTTATCCTTGCTCCAATCTAAAAACGTTTTTCCGTTAAAAGTAGTCATGTAGGGTTTAATATAATTTTGTAAATCTGTTATCGCTGGTGTAGTATGCCACTCGGTCTCAAAAATTAAATTATCTATGTAGGTCATTATAAACTTTTGATCATTTTGTTTTAAAGTATCAATCACTAATTTTATTGTCATCAAGGTTGTTAATTTATCACGATATTGACTATGTAGGTCTCTATAGTAAGTTTTAGCTAAGTTATTAGTATCAACTGGCATTATGGTTTGCCAATTAGTGCCAAACCATGTAGGTTTATCCCCCCAATGGTCAAATCTATCTATCCAAGTCCATCCAATTACAAACAGTGCTGGTTCACTGTTGGAGTAACTTAATACACGTTCAGCAATTTGTAGGTTACCACTACCGGGTCGAGCATAACATTGATATTTGTATCCAAGATGGTCTGCTAATTTTGCAATATAAGTGGTTTTGCTAGGAATTGACGTGCCAGGTATACAAGTAGCGTCGGCTAAATCAGTGCCAAAGACAAAACTGCAACCAAAACTTTTTAGATTCATAGGTAATTATATACCTACTTTTAGACGGCTGTTTAAATTATACCAGCGGCAGATTGAATGGCTCGAAGTGCTCGATCTTGTCGATTGTAATTGCTGACTACGGGCAAGCCTGCTGCTACACGCACTTCGTTGAGATCTTTTTCGTAACGCTCACGATAAGCTCTAGGAGTAAGTGGTACTACTTTATCAAATGCGTCACGGCTAAATGGAATTGATTTGCCGCGATAATGCATGGTCCAGGCTGAACTGTCAGCAAATTCGGTTAAGGTGCTTAGGTCGTCTAACAGTTGTTCCACTTGCCCACCGGCAGTGCTACGACGTCGGATTTCTACGTAAACTAAGTAACGATTGGGTTTGATTTCGCCTGGGCTACGGTCAGCATCTAGCACAAAGTCATAGCCTTTTTCAAACCAGTTCATCAGGTCTTTGGCAGCTTGATCAGCACGAATAAAGAAACTTAATACAATAATGTCATCATCGTCGCCCATTTTGCTTGTAAATTCATCCACATGGATCGTGGGCTTCATCAAGCCGTCCATGTCTTTAAAGCTCAGGCTTTCAAATAGCAGGTTGTTGGAGAGTTTGTTGTGCATTTTGGGCCTGTTGGTCATTTTGATAACTGTCTTGATCTAGATCCTGTTCGTAAGCATCGTCTAGGTCTGCTAGATCAATATCTTGATCTTCTAATTCTACCGAGCCTGTGCGGATATCGCTCATCAAGGCTTTGGGCATGGAAATTTCTACCAGCCATACTTTTTTCTCTATTAATCGAGCTTTTTTTGTACCTGGACGATAATCGCTAGGATCCTCAATCTTCATGGGCACTTTCATGTTGGTCTTTTTGTATTTGACTTCACAGTCAAACGGCAATAATCTACGTCCGCCTCTGGGATCTGGCATGAGCTTTCCGGGCCACATAAAAATGCAAGTCACACGATATTTGCTGATGGTCGGACCTTGTACCAGTTCGCCAATTTGCCAGTTTTTAAACGCATATAAATCCAGCTCATCAAGCACACGCTCAAAGTCCAGCAGGGTTAGCAGGCTACCTTCGCTGAGATAGATATCCTGGATATTTTGGGCTACTTGCCAATAATCCTGCCCATCTTTGAATATTGCTTGGTCAATTGTTTTGCTCATACGATTATTTATGGTGATTTGGTCTGTGTGTAGACTTTGAAGAATTTGAGTGCGTCTAATACTTATGCCGTTTTAGAATCATTTACTACCCACACTAAATTCTAGCCCGCAACACCGTAAATACCTAGGACAGCAGGGTGCTGTTAGAAGTAACTCAACTACAATGGAGTATAAATTGAGTAGACAAAGAGCAGCAAAATCACAAAAAAGTCGTATGACATTCCAAGAAAATACAATCCGCTTCGATCAAGCAAAACCAGTAAAGCAAAGGCCCATTGATATCGTGCCCAGAACACGCAATCAAGAACGCTTGGTATTGGCTTTACAAAGTGCAGATCAGCCGATTGTGATCACAGCAGGGCCAGCAGGAACCGGGAAAACATATTTGGCCATGCTAGCGGCAGTAAAAGCATTTAGAGCAGGTGAAGTAGATCGTATAGTATTAACACGGCCAGCAGTGGGTGTTGAGGACGAAAAGCACGGGTTCTTGCCCGGTGACTTGAATCAAAAGATGGATCCATGGGTTCGCCCATTAACTGATATACTGAGAGAGTACTATCGTCAGCCTGACATCCAGGCTATGATAGAGGAGCAAAAGATAGAGATTGCCCCGCTCGCTTTCATGCGAGGTCGTACTTTCAAAAGTGCTTATATTATAGCTGATGAGATGCAGAACGCAACTCCTAGTCAGTGCAAAATGCTGATGACCCGTATCGGTGAAGGCTCAAAAATAGTAATCACGGGCGACGTAGAACAGGCGGATCGCAACCGCGGCAACAACGGTCTGATGGACCTATGCCAAAGATTGCAGGAAGGGGGTGTAAAGGGAATAGCTGTGTGTCATTTAGACAATCGAGACATACAGCGACATGCTATCATTGATAGTGTGTTACGCCTTTATGCTGACTGACCTGTAACTACCTCGTAAATGTGCTTCCAATTTTTTACGAGGGTTACACCAGGATGATAGTGAGTCATGTTGTGGCCGTGTTCTATAAGTAGCGGATTAAGACCATACTTATAACCGGCCTCAGCATTTTCTGGTTTATCTTCAATCCAATGGAATCCGGTGCCTTCATATTCTTCTAGGGCTTCGTCTTTATGAGCACCAGTGTCCAAACATACAATCCGTTCAAATGTATGCTCGCCAAACAACTTGCTTAGATTCATTTCACGGAGTCGTTGTGCATTTGGATCTAAACTTAAGGATGTGATACAGTGGAACCTGTAACCGTGTTCTTCGACCAATCTTTTGACATAGTACATGGCATCACGTTGGGCGGGTAAGAAACCAATTGCGGCACTTTCGTTAAAAAGACGTATGAGTTTGACCACCTGTTCTCTTGGAATGCCGTAGCGTACTGCCATGTCGTAATTGAGTTTACTGCCAGGAACTTCCTCAAATCCGTGTTCCTGCATCCATACATTAAAAGCCCATTCCCAATCTAACAAACAACCGTCAGCATCGGTTAGGATAAGTTTTTTTCTATTTCTATATTTCGATTTCATAGTATTATTATACTTGAAATGGAATTTATGGTCAACCGAAGTTAAGAATAGTACCGTTTGGGTAGTAGATTTTACCATTTAAATCAGTGGTATGTTCAATTAGTTTGACAATTTTGATAGCTTTATCTACATCATCCTTGTTTCCAACTGATTCTGGATTAATACCAAAAAAGGTAGCTGGAAAATTTTGTGCAAATGATTTCATAATGCATCCGTTGGTAAATTTGTTACCAATATAATCGGCAAATCCAACTTGTGTAGCTATTGGATTAGATATTAGCTCTGATAGCATCCACCCAATTTTGGTAGTGCTCGATATCTTATTTTTTAACGAGTGTATTAGATAAAATGGAAACTGACAGGCTACAAAATAGCTTTGTTGCCAATCTTTAAAACTTTGTATTTGATTTTGATTAAACTTTGTTTGAGTTAGTGCTGACGCATTATGATTAAAAAATATTAAATCTAAATTGGGCAAATTTGAGATTATATCGCGTAGGTCTTGTAATTTTAATTCGTGCCAATTAATAGAAATTACTGTGACATTTGGGTTGGTGACTTGTTGCGATCCAGTAATTAAATAAACGTGGTATCCTGCCTGTACTAACTGTTCCGTTATTTTGCTACCAAATTTTGATCCGCCACCGGTGATCAAGCAATTTTTCATATGTTTAACTCACTAAAAATATTACGCCAATTGGTATTACGAAGATGATCTAGTTGATCAAAATACTTAATGTATCCTATATTGTCTTCTACTGGCAATTGTAACTCTGTTCGGCATCGTAAAATGTTATAGTATGAATTGGATTGCGGAGTCACCAATCCCGAAGCAAGTAATTTTTCTAGACGAGCAAGTGTTTTTTCTTTTAACTCTGGCCCAGCATTGCGAGATAGTAAGTAACTATGCCCTTCTAATTGATTAATAGTAATGTCCGTAACATTGTGATTAACTATAAAATATTCAATATTATCAAAAATCGTAGCTAAACTTCCAATAAAAAATACAGAATTGAGCCGCAGATCATGTCCTAATTTTTTTATGTTTTCAAGATTATCAGTAAACTTAGCCCAATTGCCACCGTTACGAATATATTCAAATCTTTTACTATTTGCTTCTGCACTAACAGTCCATAGTACATTTTTAAATTTCTTAATTTCGGCGAATACAAGATTGTTGTCATTTGCTACACTGATATTAGAATTAACTCTTAGTGGTAGTTCTTTATTTTCTATTTGTGCTAATAGCGTAGCATTATGTTTGATTAGTAAAGGTTCGCCGCCGGAAAAGTAAATCTCCTTCATTACATATTGATTCTTTACAATCATCTCAATAATTTTATCAATATTTGCTGTACTTGACTTACGTACTGTTATGTTTTGTTCTTCGGCAATTAAACTGCTTTGTGAGGGATTGCAGTATACACATTTAAAATTACAAGTATTATTCCAATGTAGGTCGATGCCGTGTAGTTCAAATGCCTGGGTATTTTCGTAATCGATGTCAAAACTTTTAAACATTGGATTATAATGATTTCTTAAATCATAATGCTCACCCCGGGTGGTAAGTTTGTGACATCCAGAACAATTTGTATTTAATTTGTCGGCCAGCAAATCATCTTTAATAGATTTAATTTTATTGTTGTTTAAAATATCTTCTATACTGGTTTCATTGATATTTCCAAAAGCTGACCCTTTGGAACAAGTTCTAATATCACCGGTTGACCATACTTCAAAGTGATTCCACGGCACAGCACAAAAATGTTGTGATTGCTTAAACAACCAAAATTTTTTTTTAGGATTCATTTTTTACAGCCTCGGTTTTGATATCAACAGGATGCCCGTTTTCTCTTAATAATCTTTCCATGATAGCAGGATAAAATGGATAGTAATAACCTACAATACGATCCCAATCTTTAGGAATGGTTGTATCACGCAAGGCGGCCTTGATAACTTTTTGTTCTTTAAAGTCTAGAATTACGCTAGCAGTTTGCGAATCTTTAGTTCTAACTCGGGTAGCCACAGTCATTCCTTCATCGATTTTACCATTGGCCTGGTAATAGTAGGTTAACATTAAGTATCTCATATAGCATAATCCTTTTGGTATTTTTTCATAATTGAGTTATATGTATCTAAATTCTTAGCCTTGGGCGCACAAAGTCCACACAAGCAATTGTATTTTTTACATTGTATTACCGGCAAGGTGTGTGTGTCAAGTTGTTTTGTTAATTTAGATAATATTTCTTTGGTATTATTTAAATTTCCAATTGGTCCTACAGAACCATCGAAGTTCATCTTGCAATCTTTGTTAACGTACACTTCTCCATTGACTTGTTTAACGTACAGGAAAAAATGATTAACACTACAATACCAATCAGGAAATTTATTGTCAACATAAAAATGTCGTTGTCGATAGTTTTGGTCTGTACAGGTTTGCCGGCCGCCACAACATGCCCTGCCGACGTCAGTTAAATTTGATTGTACTTTATCTTTTAAAAGGTCAGTATTTTTACCAAAAGTTTTTGTTTGGTATAGATTATCAAACCATTGTACTTGAAACTCATTATAGATTCTATTGCCGTCTATTCCTGCGTTACCATCGAGTTGTCTCGGCAATATTTTAATATCATTTTGTGTTAACCACTCAATCATACCAGTAGCGTCTTGAAAATGTTCATTTTCCTGATGCATAAGAACTACACATTTTTGTCTCTTGCCCGATTGTTTAATTGTTAACAAATTGTCTTTAAATTGTTGTTTTTGTCGATCTGTGCTTTCTGTATGATAGCTTACGGTAAATTCATCAATCAACGGTATAATTTGTTTCAGTTTTTTGTCAGATATAATAGCATTAGTTGTAGTAGTGACTGTTAGATGCCAACGGTCACAGTACGGTTGATATTTTTTTCTAACTTGACTTAAGATTTTAACAATGTCTGGATGATGCAAACTTTCACCACCGTATACATTAAGAATTACATATTTAATACCTTTAGGTTTTGTATTCATATACAAATCCACGTACTCAAACATGAAGTCAATTGAATCTAAGCATTCTGATATTGGGGGATGTTTGGTGCTGTTATCATGGCTGCCATATAATCCAGTATCGCAATAGCTACAATCAAGATTACACTTCATTGTTAATTCCCAATCCAATAAAAAGCTAATTCTGTTGTTGGGATCTATTGCAGGTTCAAGAACTTCAAAGTCGGGCATTACAAGTTGCTCAGTTCACACAGGGTGGCACTTAAATTAATTTCTTGATCAGCTACTAGCGGAACATTTACCAACCCATTGCGAATAATAATAATTGCTTGATCTTGTTTATGTGGATCGGTTGACCACAAATCTAAATTATCATACATCCAACGGAATATTTCATCGGCTTCTTCCGGAGTACTTTGTTGGCACATTAATTTTCGTGCTTCGATTATTTTACCTGACTTAAACAAATCTACACAATCTAATTTCCAATCACCCACACTTTTATCTGTTGTGTTAGGTGCATTTAGTTGGCCTGTTTGACTGTTTTGTTGTAGTAACTGTAGACATTTGCGCAAGTCAGGATAGGTAGCACGAACATAACTGTCCAAGGTATCAATATCAAACTCTATACCTTCTGTGACCAACACCGTGGCCGCACGGGCTGTAAACTCTGTGTGATCTGTTTTTAGGATATGTAACTGTTGGAGTCTTGAATGTAAGGGTGGAATAATTTTGTTAGGATAGTTACAGGTTAAAATAAAGCGGACGCTATGACTGTAGTCTTCCATTAGATTACGCAAGGCTGGTTGAACACTTTGCGGATTCATATAATCTGCTTCGTCAATAAACACAACCTTAAACTTACCGTATGGCATGGTTTGACAAAACGAGATCAGTTTGTCTACCCACTCAATTTTACGGGCTTCTTTACTACCATTGGCATATAGCACATCGTACTCATCTACACCAAGCTCGTTAATCAACATCTTACCTAAAGTAGTTTTACCGGTACCTGGACTACCACTAAACAACAGATTTGGAATGCTACCGTCTTTAATCCACGACTCAACTTGTTGCCGTTGATTATCATCTACAAATACATATCCGTCTACGGTTTTTGGCCTGTATTTCTCTATCCAAAGTTCTTTCATACTAGCTCTTCGGCCACGCCCAATAGTTCTGCTGTTAACAACAGACCAGCAGCAATTTGTAAATCATAGTAGGCCAAGAAATAACAAGCCACAATACGCAGGCCGCTCTTGACAAAACTGATGGTGCGATGTTTAATAGGGTGTGGATGTGCCACTTGTGTTTTAGTAGGTCTAGTTAATGCCATTTTATTTTCCTTTAAAAAAATTAATTAAATTTGTAAATCGTGTTTTTACTGCTGATAAATCGATTATGGCAGGATGATACGGGCAACGACCTTGCCGGTAATCACATGCGGGGGTATATTCTCTCCCGCAGGTCTTGCAATCTATTTTTTTAGAACTTCCATTAGTCTTTGTTGTTCCCATTCTTCTTCTCCAGCAAAGGTTGGTAACTCTTTATACTCATCCTCTAACCAACATTTTAACATATACAATTCATGTTTGCAAGAGCGACTGGTAAAACCATCGTTATAAGGACTATGTATTTCGACCAAACTCGTGCGTATAACAGAATAGGCTGAGTCTATATCGGGTTTAAGGAATCCCATTAACTTGGAATCATGTGTGGAATATAAGGAACGTTACGTGGACCGTGACGTTGTTCGAATAGTTTCTTTGCTTCTTGTGCGTTTGGTGCAAACACCCGATCTTTAGTTTCACCTGTGGGTGTCTTTACAGTTGTTTCATACATGGGCATGATTAGTCTCTAGTTTGTTTAGGAACGTGAACCGCATCACTCATAGTATCATCCTGTGGACGTTCTTCGCTGTCAGAAATTAAAAGTATATCTTTGGGATCGATTTTGCGTATGGTTCGTTTGTGTTCAGTCTGACCGTCATCAATATCAATACCGCGTGTCCAACGTCCGTGTGCCACACAGATCCATTGGCCTACTGTAACATCCTTTTGGTCTTTGCCTACAGCATACACACGACCCCAACGTGGACGGATACCCAAACTGGTACCGTTGTCGTTGGGCAGTATCAATCCACTCTGGGTGATACGGGTATCAAACTCCATGTCTGCTACCAACACATTGTCGTGTAAGGCTTTGATCTGTTTTTGGGTAATTTGATGTGGTGCAAATGCTGCTTTGGTCATAGGTCCTCTTAGATTTTTCTTAAGCCGTGTGCTTGTTGTTGTTGGCGACGTGTTTTTTCTAATTCTTGTTTGACTTCTCTTTGACGGGCAATTGCCGCTGCTAACCCACCTTCGGGGATTTTACTTGGCGTGGCCACAACGTTCTGTAACGGTGGGTGTGCTACTACATGAGGTGTTTCTTCTTGTGGCGCAATCTCATGATGGTGATGTTGATGCTCTGTAGAAGATTGTTCTTCTGCTTGTGCCCGTTTAGCTCTTTTAGCTTTATTAACACTGGTGTGTACCGGGTTATCTGACACATTAGTAGCACGAGCATTTTGACGTTGAATTTGTCGTGGCTTGGTTTCGATCACACGATTATTGTTGTCTAATTTGTCACCGCGAGCATTTACTTTCATGTTGCCAACTGCTCGAACAGTTTCGTTCTGCAACATGATAGTGCCTAGGTCAATTGATTTGCCTTGTGCAGATCTATAAATTTTGCTGGTCATAAGTGTTTCCTCTATTGTGCTGTATTTAACGTAAGAATTCAGCCACGTTTAAATTATAATGTAGGCTGTCAATCCTGTGTACATCCAATTTGTACAGTACGTAGCTGGCTACGCTAGATCCTCTTCCAACTCCCCAAATCACATTATTTTGTTTCATAACGTCAACTAGATATTTTAAATATTTTAGAAGATCAAATAAATTTCGTTCTTGATACAACAACAATTCTGCACCACAGCGTTGTAATTCTGCTTCGGTCGTACACAACTCTAAAATATGTTGGGCAATATCTAATTGTTTATATTCGTCGGGCATGTGCCAATTAGCTTGTTGTTGAGCATGCCATTCCGGTACTGATACGGTGTGAAATCGTTCGTGTTGGAGTCCGGGTACTGGATCTAACCCGTCGGGTATGCGGGCGAGATCTACTGTGCCGTCTACGATCATGCCGTCAAGTACAGTTAACTCGCGACCTTGCATGACAAGATCCATTACGTCTGTTTCAGCAAAGACTAGTTCACCAAACTTATTTTGTTTCATTGGGTTGTTTAAAGTCTGCAAATACTACAATATTACCGGTTTCGTTAGATACAGGCTCATCTGTTGCTACATCAACCCAGGCCATTTCAAGATCTCTCCAGGATGTACCGGATGGCATGGATACTATTTTTTCAGATTCTACAGGTACAATGTCGCTGTGTATTAAATCTGGAGTGGTCCACCAACCTGGTTGAACATATCCCAAGGTGTTTTCAAAATCACTGTGTAGGTAAGTCATATTTTCACCTAGGCCGCTGGCTATTTCAGTTTCCATTATGATCATGCGATCTTCAGTAATAGCATTGAGTTTGTAGTATAGCATGATCCCTATAAGCTGATCGACCGGATCTCCGGGCATGGTAGTTATATCAAGTCCAGCATGTGCAAACTGACCGCACTGGTCTTCTAGATTTTTATTGATAAAAATAGTACTATCAAGTTGAGAGTAGATAAAATATTTAATGCGTTCAAGCGAGGTATTTTGGTCTGCACTGTTTTCGCAATTTGTGGTCATCCACAGTCTGAGACTGTAGTTGTTCATTCTTAACTTGTTGTCGTGATAAACACCTGCGGTAAATCCCATGTCGTACTTGAGTCGCACATTCATGAAATATCAATGACCTCGTCAAATGGTGTACTGGATCCACGTAATCGATCATTGTATTTGTTCTGATAACTTTCCAGAGCCATCCTTAATTGATTGCACAAGTGGGCATTGCCAGTACGATAGGCTATGCCTAACTTTTTATTCAGTTCACTGATTTTTTCTTGCAGTTGTTCCGCAGTAAGATCGTCTAGATTGGCAATTAACGGATGTTCCATATACTAATTGTATATGATTACGAGAGCAAAGTCAACAGATTTGGTTAGGCAAATACTGCGCCGTTGTTACCAATACAGAACCATTTTGCGTTGATGTATTGTAATGTACAAGCTTCACCGGTCGCATTAAATGTAATGGTACCGGATCCGGATGACTTCCAACCAGCATTGGCCACGGTGATTACCATATCTCCAGATTGTTGATACATGGCAAAAGTTTTGATCTGCCCACTTACACCTGCGGCCAAAGTGGCTGTGCTGGCAGTGACTGTACTAAAATAACTAGTGGTTAATGCCAAATTGGCTGCGCCAGTATCAGCTAAGTTTTCGATACTGTTGTTGAAAGGTTGGATCTGTTTGTTAACTTCGCTGACAGTAACGGTAGTTCCACCGTTGGAAGTTGTAAATGTGAAACTATAAACTCCAGTTGATGAAAAACTAATAGTGTTGGTTGATGTATTCAATCCTTGGATACCGCGGGCATTGACCGAAACTGCGCCAGGCAATACCAGTGTATGGGCCACACTAGCCACAGTAACTTGTACTGTGACCAGGGCCGCTACACCAGCAGCAGGAAAATTGCTAAAGGCCAGTGCCACAGCACCATTGGTAGTCAGTGTTTGAAAACTACCCAGAGCATAATTGACAGTATTTGTTCCACTGACAGTACCAAGAGATACCACTGTTTCGCTCATGTTTTGCAATTGGGCATTGCTCAAAATTGAACCCTGCATGTTGTTGTCTAATGTAGTGCCAGTCAATGCGGCTTTGAGTACTGCTTTGTTTTGCAGGTCAGTAATTTCATTGGCCGCATACTCAAAATTAGTAGACGTATTGGTAAAATTATCGCGAAATCCTTGCGAATTATTGTCTTGTCCGGCAACTGGGTAAGCACCGTCGATGTTGTTTGGGTTAATATTACTTGTCATAGGTATTCCTAGGTTATAAAAGTATTTATCTCGGAGTTTTCAAGCTAGACAAATCCTAGGCATAGTAACAAAGAGTCAAATAGCCCCCAGTGCCGGGTTGGCCACTGCTAACACCATTATTTGATCCAGTTGTGACAACGCCACCTGGGGGTACCAAATTGGTACCATTTTCACCAGAATAGGCTCCACTGTCCCCACTTGCTGTGACACCGCCTACCCCACCTCCACCAGCTGACGAAATCATTCTTGTATTCCAAATCATGTTGCCATTAGGATCGTATATTGCACCAGCAAACAAAGCAGGGCCACCATAGTTTATTGCCATTATAGTAATTGTATTTGGACCACCAAAATTAAAATTATTAAATCCACCAGATGGTGTAGGAGCACCTATTGTTGGATACAGGAAAGTATCACTATTAATAGTTGGTGCACCATTTACAAACATTCTCATACCGTTATCAGCCGAGGCTTCAGCATAAAAAAGACCAGGAGAATAATTAACTGTTATTGTATAGTTTACCGTTACCCACTGGCCAACAGGACTCACAAAATCTGGGCTAATCCAAACTCCATATGTGTTTAAAAATCCGCAGTACACAGGATACGAGCCTGGATAAACTGTTGGAACAGGTGATACGAAGCTACCAATGCCAGGAGATCCGGCACCGCCTCCGCCACCTCCACCACCGTCACCACTTTTGGGTTGACCACCACCACCGTATACAGCATTGTTTGTTCCAGGACTATTATTGTTGGGTTTTCCACCGTTATAATATCCAGCACCACCGCCACCGCCACCACCAGCAGCTACTAGTTCAACTGAATCATTTACAGCAAGAGTTGTTGCACCGCCACCTCCGCCGCCTGCACCGGATGATCCAGACCCGCCAGAGGCACCACCACGTCCTCCACTATATCCATTGGATGACTCACCGCCATTTCCAGGTGTAGCTATTGCACCATTTCGCCCGCCACCGCCACCGCCACCGATACAAATTGACACAGTGTCACTGGGGTTTGCAGAAACATTTGCTGTGACGATTTGGCCAGCATAACCCGGATAACCCGAGGCACCAGCATCATCGCCTCCGGCACCGCCTCCACCACCCAGGGCAACTATCATTAAATTGCCTGTAAGGGTACTAGGTAAAGTTATATTAATGTCTGAGTTGTAAGTTGCACAAATTAGATTAACTTGTGCTGCACCGTAAAAATCACTTAGGCTTATAGGGCCCGAGACAGGCACATTGGGAGCAAAATCATTGAAGTCAACATAAGCACCACCTTTATAGTATTCGCCAAGGCTGGCTGGATTAGATCCGCCAAACTCAGTTTGAATATCAGTTAACGATATTGGACCAGAACTTGGTATTGCCATTATAACGTTCCAAATGCAGTCACATCGCCAATGGTTGTAAAGTTACCAGCAGAATCAAGTTTGGCTATATTTGATCCGCTATGCTGAAAATACAAAACTCCGCCAAATTCTCTAATAGACCATGTTGTGGTTCCTACACTGGTTACAGAAATATTTCCACCCGTAATGTTTACATTGTTGGCATATTGATTAATTTGATTGCTTACAAACACTGTAGTGGCCAACTGACTGTTGGCGGTGCCTGTTGGAGCTGTGGGTCCGGTGGCAAGTCCTGTTACTGCCAAAGTTTGAGAATTTACTCGGCCAAGTACAGCAAGAGTATTAGAATCTTTATCGTAGGTCAATCCACCAACAGCACCTACAACACCGCCAAGATTAAAGAAAACTTGAGTATTGGATCCTCCGGCACTAATATTTCCTGTAATGTTTCCTAAAAAGTTTCCAACAAAATTTTCATCTGTTACAATATTGCCTGTGGCACTTATTATACCCTGGGCCGCAATATTTCCTGTAACACTTGCACTTCCAGATGCGGTTATATTGGTTGCTATCACATTAGCAAGAATGTTTCCACTTGTAATATTTCCGGTGGTAATTAATGCTCCAACAGTTACCGTACCAAAAGCACTGATCGAACCACCCGTGGCAATATTGCCTACAGCAATATTACCGGTGGCACTGATAGAACCTGGGGTCCTTAGATTTCCACCATTGATATTTCCACTGACTGATAAGGAAGTTAATGTGCCCACCGAAGTGATGTTGGCTTGCACAGCATTGATTACATTGCCTGCGGTATTGGCATACTGCGGACTTACAGCAAAGTTGGCATCCAGCTGACTCAGCGGAATTGGGCTAGGTTCGTTACCGAATGTGTATGGAACTGTTGTCATAATTTATGTCTATTCTAAAATATTGATTTTGGGAAATACCAGATATTTATCGTATATTGTAGTGTTGGTGGTAGTACTGTTATCACTACTATACATATCTACAGGAGTAATAAATTGTAGGCTGCCGCCATCAAATATAGTTCCCGGAGGAGTACCGTAGGTCCAATTGACCAGAGTTTGAAGATTATCTTCCCAAGTTGTGATTACAAACGAATCATTGACCCAGGCGGCTTGTATATTCAAAGGATTTAGATCAAATGTAGTCAAGGTAGGTGGATGTGGAATCCACTGTTGATCTGCACGATTCCAGTTCTTGGTCAAGAAGTTGTCTAATTCGTAGCGATCTACTTTAAAATCTACCAGGTTAAGTGTTGCACCAAACTCGGTTTGAATATTATAGGCAATTTGCCCACTTTGCCCAGGGTTGGTATAGGCTATGACCCAGGCTGGTGTAAATCCTAAAACATTGCCATTAGCTTGTCGGCTCAACATCCACCTAGGTAACATATTACTGATCTGTCCTACCACATCAATAACTTGATCTCGCATGTTCTGCAGGCTGTTGGGATATACCGAATCAATCTCGGTTGAATCGTTAGCATTGAGTGGAAAGGGCAAGACTACTTGTTTGCCAACACTAACCCCATCATTATTAACCAAATTATCTACGACTTCACTATATACCACTTCGTAAATTACATTTCCGGCGTCATCCAAGGCCTGGGCTGTTTTAATTTGACCCAGTACTAAGTTTTTCCAATAATGATTGAGATTCAAACTGGCCACATACTCATCTAAAGTGACAGCAGTAAGTCCATAAGCATGGTTATAGATCACCCGACGGGCAACACCAAAGTTGGGATCGTCACCTCGATAAATCAATGCAGGAGGAAAGATAGTTGGGTTCTGTAATAAACTGTTCAACAGGTCTCGATCGTTCTGTGGTGGCATGGCCTGTATATAGAGATTATCAAATGGCTCTTGATAACGTCTGACCACAGTGATTGAAAATGTTTTGTTGACACTGACTAACCCATTTACGCTAAATGCGTTAACTGTAAATATGGCCACCATGTCAAAGGTGGTTGGTTGATCTACGGTGTTAAGACCTACATCAAATACTGTAGTGCCACCATCTAAAGCAAAAGTATCAAAGCTGACACGACCAGCAATGTGTCCAGATGTTAGCAGTTGAAGTCCCTGCGGTAGTCGACTATCGCTGCCAGAAGCTAATTGGTATGACAAAGATATGCCAGAAACATTGACGGCTTCCACATAAAAAGTACTAGTGGCCCCATTGTCAATCAATCCCAAACTGCTAGGATCCTTGGCTCGTTCAACAGCATCAGTTGGAGTCAGCCAAACTACGTCTGAATTTACTGGGCCGGTCACAGTTAAGCTAAATGCATACGGCTCGCTGTAATTTGTGGGGGTGTTAACTTCACGTACTATGAGATCAAATGAGTAGTCGTTGGACAATACGCCCTCATAAGGAACATAACCATACATCCAACCCGAAATTGGATCAAGCGTCATTCCAGGAGGCAATGCAGTAATATTAATAAATTCAAATTCGTTGCCGGCAAAATCTAAACCTGTAAATTGAAACGCATAGAAATTGTCGCTACGAGTAGAACCAATACTTCCGACAGGAGTGGTAATAATTGGCGGCTGTATTGGTGTAATGTCTGCGGTAATGTAAGTGTTATCAGCTGTGACATGAGTGTTGTCAGCCGTCATTAAAGCACGGGCATAGATTGAAAGACTAAAGGTTCTGACATCACTTGAAGTACCGTTGCTGACTCGAAGAGTAAACGAGTAAGTGGTCAAGGTTACTGTGGCATCCGGATTAGGAGTAATATAACCAGAAATTACACCGCTAGTAGACACAGTTAAGCCTGTGGGCAGGGCCCCAGCAATCAAAGTGACTATGTCAGTGGCATACACATCTGGATCTGTATAATTTAAAGTTAAACCGCTAATCTGAGATCCATCAAAATAGGTACCAATAGTACCAGCTGGCGTAACCCAGGTTACTGTACTTTGTCCGGTAACCGTAAGTGAGAATGTGCGATCTGCTAATTTGTCAATCACGGTGACTCCGTTGATTACTCGTTCAGTATAAGCTCGTATTGCAAATTGACTAGTGGTATCAATACCCACACCCAACGGAACTCCTTGCACAGTGCTCGCGACCAATGGATTGCCAGACAGTATACCAGTCTCATTGACTTGTATGCCTGGTGGCAGTCTACCGGCAATTACTCGATAGTACACATCGCTATTGGATGTGGCCACCAATGGAACAGTGTAGAACACACCTTCGGGTATGGTTCCTAATGTTCCTGCAGGAGTGACCCAACTTGGTATGGTAGACATGTTATATAATTACGGCTAGTATAACTTTTTCGTTATCTGTGTCATTAGATTCTAACGACTTAGCAAATATTGCCTGTGCATATTCACGACTACGCCCAACACTGACTGCTGCTCCAGCTGTAGTAGATGTAACTAAACTGTCACCTTTGGTTACCGGGCCAATCACTCGTACTGGCACTTTACCACGTAATGCTACAGGAAGGCCTGGTTCACCCGAGTTCATTAAATAGGCTGGACTCGTCGATATAACTCCAGCAACCCGTTCGTCGGCTGCTTCTGTAGTGACGGTAATTTCTTTTTCTCCGCCAAAAATCACAACGGTACCGGGTGTATATTCGGCGTCTGTCATATAGTTTTCTGCCAAGTCAGCGTAAAGTGCCGTGCTTGCTGTAGCGTATAGTGTGTTAAAATAAGAACTAGAACTACCAATATTGCCAGTGGCATTCGCTCCACCATTGAGAATCGAAGTACCGCCACCACTGTTGATAGTGATAGCATACACGTTTGATATATTGCTGCCAGTCAGATCTAAATTTTGACCGCTCGGTAATTCTTGTATTTGACTACTACCGGTGTTTATAATTAAAGGGTACCAATTTGCCATGTTATTTTTCCAATTTTAAATATTTATATAGAGGTGGTAACTGTTACATTACCACTTGATCTAGTTCCTACACTAAAACTGCCATTGGCAGTGAGAGGTATAGTCACTGGGGAACTTCGTGTACCCACAGTTAATGATCTTGTTACTAGAACATTGCCATTGTAATATAAATTTGCTGTGGCAATAATGTCGTCACCGGTGATACTACCAGTGGCACTGACAATGCCGTTTGTTAACAAGTTACCGCCGGTAATGTTTAATGTAGTGTCCAGGTCACCGTACAACTCCATTCCCAAAGGGTTAACAATAACAACTGGGCTGACGCCATTGACGTTGATTGATACATTACCAGCACTGGATCCAATTAGCACATTGCTGTTACCATTTTGTATGGTATTAGTGTTCAGGCCAGATAATTGTCTACCGTTGCCTAAAATATAATTGCCGAGGATATTGCCAGTGGCACTGACTTGTCCGACTGTGCGAATATTACCACCGGTGACATTGCCACTTAGACTGGAGCTGGTTCCAGAGTAGGTACCACTGGTAGTATCACCGGTGACATTAATATCTTGACCCACAAAAAGATAATTAGCAGTCCTTATGTTTCCTGTGGCACTGACTTGTCCACCTGTGCGAATGTTGCCACTATTGACGTTGGCTGTTACTGATAGGCTTGACAATGTGCCTACGCTGGTGATATTGGTTTGGGCAGCCGTGGTCAATGTACCTACAATATTGGTACCGCTTAAATTGCCACCGGTGATATTACCAGTGGCTATGATATTACTAGTAGCACTATATGATCCAAGCACAGTTAAGGTATTAGGTCCGGTATTGTCAAATACCAATCCAGCGGTAGCAGCCACATTGCCAGTGCCGTCGTTGTATAATACTGCACCACTAGGGCCTGGAATGTTTGAAATAGTAGCAACCATGTTGCCAATGAAACTGCCTAAGAAGTAACCACTTGTTGTGATATTGCCCGTGGCACTTATGATATTGTTAGTGAGAAAATTACTACCAGTTACATTGCCTGCTGTTACTGTTCCTGTGGTTGAAATTGTGTTTGACCCGAAAGCAGACAACAAAGAGACCACATTGGAATTGCTATACGATTGCGGCAGTCCTGTAAGTTGGCTACCATTGCCTAACAAATATGATCCTCTAATGTTTCCGGTGGCCGAAATATTGCCGGTCACACGTTGTCCTTCACCAGCAGAAACTATTACAACATTGGGTGTTCCGCCTACGCTGGTAGTAACATTGCCATTCACGTCGGCAATTTTTACATTACTGGTACCATTGTTAATGCTGTTAATTGTTATATTGCCAACCTGTGTTACTTGACCCCAAATAACGCTGCTTCCATCGTAGTCAGCAAAACAGTAGTAAAAATATGTGCTATCATAAGCATACATACCAGCAGAGTCACCGACAACACCCACTAGTGTTGCAGGAGGACTGGTCTGCACACGGGCATAGAGCTCGCTAAAATTACTATTGCAGTAGTTAAATGAAGTTGATAATGGGGTACCGTCGCCAGAATTTTGCGGTGTGGTAACGATAGTTAATTGAGCCATAGATAGTCGTCCTCTTAGTGTATTTACCAGAGGGCAAGCTCTATGCTAAATCAGGTGTTTTGTTTATTCTGGGCTGAAACTACTACCGCAACCGCAGGTGGTTACTGCTGTGGGATTTTTGATACTAAAAGTAGCACCGTATTGGTCTTCTTTGTAGTCTACTTCTGCACCTTGAAGATAGCCGCCACTCATACTATCAACTAAGACTTGAACTCCGTTGTAGTCTAGGTCCCAGTCATCTTCGTTTTGAACTTCGTCTAGGGTAAAACCGTATTGCATACCCGAGCATCCGCCACCTTGAACAAATACTCGTAGTTTAAGTGCTGGGTTGTTTTCTTCGGCAATGATGTCTTTGATCTTTGCTACTGCGTTTTCTGTAATTGTAATCATAGTCTTTCGTTGCAAACTGTCCAATCAATAATCTTCCAGATATTATCTAGGTACTTTTCTTTGTCCCATTGATAATCTAATGCCCAGGCGTGTTCCCACCAGTCGATGAGAACACAGATATCTGTTCTAACCTGATGGTTTGGGATGGTTTTAATCGTGCCCTGTGTGCTAAGATATACCCAGCCCGATCCCTGCACAGCCATGGCCACCTTTTTAAATTCTGTTTTAAAGTCTTCATATGTTTTGAAGTTAGTTTCAATAAGTTCAAGTACAGCTCCTTTGGGACGGTTTGCACCCTTTGGTTCTTTGAGTTGCGGAAAGAATTTGTTATGTAAAAAACTACCAGCACGGTTAAAATCTGCATTGCCTTCACCAGCGTTGTAGCGTTTAGCATAACCTTTGGCCAAATGCTCATAGTGATATTCAATAGTTTCTTTGCTCATCACAGGTTCTAAGGCCTTGTGAGTGTAGGGCAAAGGTGTGGTTTCCAGCTTGGCAGGTCTTGTGCTTGCTTCTACTAGATCAATCTGTTCGCGAATGGTAGACATATTATTACTTATCTTCTGCGTGTAATACGCCCACGGTTAAGATCGTAAGGGCTAAATTCTAGCTCTACTACATCGCCGGCAAGTACTTTGATATTGTTTTGACGCATACGCCCGCTGAGATTGGCAAGTACTGGTTTTTCAAAGTTTTCAATTTGAACTCTATACATGGTGTTAGGTAGCACTTCCGCTATAACACCTTCCATTTTTATAACATCTTCTTTGCTCAATTGTGTGTCAATCTCCTTAGTAGTTTACTTATGATTAACGACGCATAGAACTAATATCTTTGGCTTCTTCATCTGAGAAAACCGGAACTGCATTTGATTTGTGCATAGTGCCTATGCCTTTGATTTTTGTACCCGTGTATTCCTGATCATGTACTTTTACGCACGGTACCCATCCAGTATCTACACTATTGATGTGAGCTGTTTCTCTACCCGGGGGAGTTTTAGGAATAAAATCTTTTATAGTTTTCTTAGGAGCATTGTATGGTCCAGTACTAAACTTTGGAGCCATTTTTTCAAACTCAATTAACTTACGATCCCATTCACTTTCGCGTTTTTGGGCTAACTTCTTGGCTTCAGAACTTGCCCATTTTCTAGGGCCTTTTTTACGTCCTGTTGTTGTTAACCACGGACCTTCTAAATGAAATGCCATAATTAAAACTCGCAGTTGTTATTCATACTACTATTATAACAAATAACGAGTTTTTGGTCAACCTATTTGAACAAGATCATGGCCATGATTACAGCCTGTGCAATAAAGCCTGCACCAATGGTAACAATGTTCAACATGTCTTTAAGCACCACAGCACGGGCAAAAAGCAGGCTCAATCCGACCCACATAAACAACACGATGTCCAAGTTTGGAACCGTGTCGCTGAGCCCTGTGAGCAAGGCCAACAAGGTAGGTATTGTGGCCGAGTGAATAACAACCACTGCCAGCCACCCTAAGGTATCAGCACTTACTTTGGGCGAGTGTTGTTCTAACCAAGTCCTTAACAAATTTAAAAAAGTTTCTAATTTGATCATCATATTTTGTCCGCATAAAAAATGTGCCTCCCAACTTTACCTACTTGTGGTTTACCCCATTGTGGCTTGATGTAGTCCGCGTGGAAATACAGTGCGTTCTTCATGCTGGGCAATCGGAAACCTTCGAGTAGTACCTTTTTTGCTACTTCTTCTGATTCTTTCCAGTGTGCTGGATAAATTGGTTTAATTCGACTGGAGCCGTCACAGTTCCAGCTGAATTGACAAATTACTTTATCATATACCACATTCTTTTGATAAACAACGCCGCAAATGTCGGATGCAAACTTTCCAGAGGCTACTCGGTTGATAGTGACCTGTGCCACCGCTACTTTGCCTTCAAACGGTTCACTGGCACTTTCCCAGTAGATATTGCGTGTCAAGCATTCCAGTTGTTTGGTACGTTCTGCCGCACTGGTAAATCCTTGTCGGGCCACTTCATTGGTGGCCTTGAGTGTGTCTAATTTGTTTGCGGTCACTGTAGTTACAGCAAACACGACCATTGTAAAACAAACTGCTTTTACTGCTATACTGCCTAAGTTAGATATTGAGATAAATTTCAATGTCGTCTCCTTTCAGCTATAGTGAGCTGTTCACCGGAGTTGCCCAGGATGGACGCATTGACAGGTGGATAAGGTAGAGATAGATAAGACCTCGGGCCTCAGTGCCATATTTTCTAAACCCGACTTTGTATCAGCTAGGCTCATATCATTTGTCAATGAAGAGGATTTCCGAAGTCCTCTTTGATACTGGACCAGCTTTGCGGCACTGGCCATCCGTTTTGGAGTAGATCTAAGATTATAATCCTCCGCTAAACATCTGTTAGCCTGGTTTGTTTTTCTACTCTCTAAAATACTTAGTGCCTGACTGCGATCAGGGCCAAATAACTCCAAATTTTGACGGGTTTTTACCATAATATACATACATTATAGCAGATTAATCGGTTATTGTCAATTTGTGTTTGGCAAACTCATCCACTAACCAAGGAAATGTTTGTTTCCAATTGGTATTTCTGCGTTGGTCCATTTGATTTAAGAAATTAAATAACCTAGTTATTTCTGGTATATTAGGAACACGGCTAGCAGATTGGGTTGCTATGCCTTCAAGGTATTGTCTACTGGCCCGTTCTTCTAGGGTACTGTCTGGTTTGAACGATAGTGCTTTTTTAAAATCTTCAACAAATATATCACCAAAAATATCTATAAACATATAGCTGGGACTATTTACACTATTTTGATAGTGCCAGACTCGTCGAGTCTGATTCCAGATCTGTATTTTTTCTAGTAGATTGGGCAGGGTTTTTACAGTCAGCGGAGTCACTGTTGAACTCACAATTAGATTTATCCAATCTTGCCCTAGCAAGTATTCAAAATTCTTTTCCCAATTTTCTAAATCCAATGGGTATCGAACGTATTCTTGTGGTGCTCCCCAACAGTCCAGACTGGCAGTGATTTCAAATTCTCTCAGTTTGTCTTGGTCAATCAACTGTTGGACTCGTTGTACTATTTTTTGTAGATGTGATAATCGACAGTTAAGATTGGTAAAAATTTGTAATTTGAGTTCGGGTGCTGGATGCTGATCAAATATATCCAAGCATTGTTCTAATTCACGTTGATACAGTGGCTCGCCACCTAGGACGTTAAACACTGTGAGATTGTGCCCGTGCTGACGCAACCAGTCAAAAATCTTTTGCTTGTTCTGTTCAATATTGGAGCTCTTGGCAAATGGTTTGAGTCCAAAACGTACATTTTCAGCGTCCCATAAACTGCTAAAATGTGGCCCACAGTACAGGCATTTGAGATTACAGGTATTGTCAAAATACACTTCCAAAATTCTAGGAGTCACCTGTACAGCCTGCGGGTCGTGATCTAGTTCGGGCGGTGCATGGATACCAGGAAAATCCAAATTGGTAATCCTGTCACTTTGGCCACCTGCTTGCTCGATATCCTGACAATAGTTACACCCTTGTTGGGGCCATTGCCCTTGCAACATCCTTTCTCGATCGTCGAGTTTGCTAGGAGTATTATGAAAATCAAATTTGTCAGTATCAAATTTATGATGATCGGTCCTATGACAACTGGCTGTTTCTTCTGTGGTTAAAAATATAGTGCTCCAGTTCCACTTGAGCTGACAGGCTGTAGATGTATTGATAGGGAAAACTTTATTTTTTAACTTTGAAGTTTTGCGAAAACTACCCGGCACATACCCAAAATTATCAATGCATTCGGATTTTATGTGTGCAGGTAACTGATCAAAATCAGATTCTGCGTGGCAGTCGGGCCAACTAGTATCACGTATTTGTTCGTAAAATTCTTGCCAGGTACTCATTAGTCAATTGCCGGAGGGGGCATGGCTTTCAAACGGTCCCATGTGGCCTGTTTTTCTTCGATCTGTTGCTCAAGCTCTCTATACTTTTTGCCTAAAGCATAAAGTTCCTCCCATTCGGCTTCTAGGGCAGTGTTTGGTTGCAGTATATTGAGTTTGATCTGTATTTCCTGCATGGTTTTGAGCAAACTGATTCCATTAATTTCAATGTCGGCATCTGCACCATCTAACTTGATCTTTGTACTTGTTGTTTGGTTATACCAGGGCTGAGTATTGGTTCCATTGCTACTAATTGTGAAAGGGCCAAGGGTACCAGCAGTGGTATATACGCCACCGGATATGGTGGGATAGTTGTGTCCGTAATTTAACGAGCTTAAAGTAATAGTATCATTTGAAGAGGCCGTAAACTCATATCCGCCCATATGGTCATCGTCGCCACCGATTGTGGTACTAGTTAGGTCTATTTTGGGTTCCATACTGTAATTATACAGCAAAAATTACAGATGTCAAATTGTGATATGCCGTTTGGCCCAAGGATCCCATATGACCACATGATCCCAACCGTGTGTCCAAGTCATCATGAACAGGCTAAAAGTATTATGATCGTAAATGTGCATACGGTTATCTTCTACTCGGGCTTGGATTGATCGACTGGTTTTTGACCATCGGGTCAGTCGATCATTGGCAACGGGATCACGATGTATGACTGTAAAGAGTGGTTCAGAAGAACGATACGTTGATAATGACATTTAGTGTAGACTTTGATTAACTGGCCTGGGCTCGTTAATTTGTTCTACATATTTAACAAATTCTTGATCTAATACCAATCGCTCGTTGTCGTGTTTTTGTGCCTTGTCGTTAGACACTCCGAGAATACGCATGACGCCGCCTATGTGTATTTCGGTAATGCCACAGTCGTACAGGACTACCATAAGATTAAGTATGGCCAAGCGTACAGCCTGATCTAATTCGGCATCATCCAGCATGCAAATACTTATATCACTTGTATTTGGATTCTATTTCTTCTACTGAGGACGGTGTAATGCCCGTGGTGGTTATTTTGAGTCGGACTGCGTATTCGTCTTGACAAACTGCTTGGTCTTTGAACATCCTGCCGACTCTGCAATCCTTGCCGCCGTTGACTGCACTGACGGTATGATCTGTGATGCTCTTGCCGGTGGTTTCGCTCACTGCTACGCTACCTACGCCAAGTCCGGTCAGTACCACAGGAGCGGCCACGCAACCGGATAATAAAAAGAGAAAAGATACCGCAAGTATCTTGTTCATAACGCAAATTAGGGGACTTATGGTTTGCACCTGCCCCTGTGCCTATTAGGCTGTTACTTTAGCGGAAGTTTTTGCAGTGGTCTTGATAGACGCACCAGCAACCTTGACTTCACCTTTCTTGGCGATCTTGGTCTTCTCAGCCAATTTGTTGGCTACAGCATAACCTGCATCACCTGCAACGCCTTGCTCTGTCAAATACTGGAGAGCTTGCAGTTTGGTCATTGCACTTGGCAATTCCATCAAGTTGATGCTGGTACAACCGGCTTTGTTTAGGATCTTGATACGAGCTACCAAATCGTTTGCAAAACGAGCTTTAACTGTACCGTCTGCGTTGGTTGCTGTACCTGCTACTGTAAATAATTTTTCTACTGACATGGTGTTGCCTTTCTAAGTTGCCTTACTAAGTTGATTTAAAATACTACTTGCTACTATAACCATTATACTTGAAATCGATATCAATGTCAACCATAATAGCTATATCTGGTTATCCAAAACTATTTGTTTTGGTTAAGATCCGTTTTTGGTTTCATCTGTTCCTTGGTCCATTCGGCTGATTTGGTAAGGTCTGTACCAAAACCGGCTACAGTATTACATGCAGTCAGGGCCGCGACCAGAGTTAGGATGGCTAGAATTTTCATTTGGCGGCCTCCTTGGTTACTTCTTGTACCTTGGCCACACTGTTGTCCAAAATCCTAGCAATTCCGGATAGACCAACAGTGCAGATTAAAATACCAAACACTGTGCCTACAATAAAACCTTTCATGATACTTCCTCCATGACTTTGACTCGATTAAGTTGAGTGGCACGGTCACCGAGTCTTTTGACCGTTCCACGAATTTTTAAAGTTTGATCAGAATCTAGTTGCTCACGATACGCAAAAAATACTGCCTGATTGTTTTCGGTAATGCCACTGACAAACCAAGTATTATATTTGGCACTGTAGTTGTTACGCAAGATTTCTACAACCAATTCGACCTTGTCTTTTAATTGTCCCACATGAGCTTCGTCGCAACGAGCCAGTCTAGCATCAACACTCTCTCTTTTCAACGTCTTGGCATAGCTCTGGGGCATCGCGGTAATGATTGAAAGATCATAATTGCTGGTAATTGTATCTAACTCACACACTCGGGCGGTGATCCGTGCCCACTCGCTAAGTTCAGCCTTAAGGGCCTGCAAGGTCACTGCACTAGCCAATTGTCGACGACACGCCACAGCCTGTTCACGGTCAATATCAGTAATCAATGAAAGATTTTCTAAACATCTACGAACCAGCTCACGGTTGGTTGGGCGAACGACTTGATCGCCAATGACCTCTGGTGCCTTAAGGTAACCACCGTTGATACGATACGCTGTGCAAGCCGCGGACCATACTAGGTCTGCATCTACTGCCGGCATTGTATCGCGAGTCTTTTTCATGCTGGTTCCTTTGTGGCTGCCATAAACACGTCGACTGCCGATCGTTGTTCAACGGGCAAGGTTTTGTAGTTCTTGACCATCTGCTCAATACCGCCCAGGCTATCTGTGCCATGGGCTACACTGTAAGCAATGATTTCTGCCAGGGCTTGATCTATGTTCATGCTTGACTCCTTGCCAGTGCGTCACGGGCTTCACGGCTGATGTGTACTATCACCGCTGGTGATGCCACTGGATATACATAGGCCATATGAGTGGTGTGACTTATGGTGTTTTTGGTTGCTTGCTCCACAGGTGCAATCGAATGCAATCCTGGAGTGCTAGACCAAAGGCTCATCGGATTCACTTTCATATTAGTCTAAACGGCTACCAGCGTAGGCCTTGAAGCCATATCTTTCAAAGACCTTTGCGGCAGCTTCGGCACCGGCCTCAAGGGTGTCAATGTTTTGTACACCTAGACCTGCTGGATTCCAAAGTTGGAGGCTCTTGGTATAACTCTTGCGGAAGCCACCAAATGTCAGGGCCTTACCAACCTTGCTGTTTGAACGAACACCACAGATGTCTACCCAAGCAAAACCACACGAGTACTGATCTACACCACCTAGCTTTTCTTGGAAGAACTTGCGAGCGGCTTGTTCAGCGGCTTGTTTGGCTTCGGCTACGATGTTATTAACTTGTTCTTGACTATAGTCCATATTAAACTCCACAAGCGGTTAAGAAGCGTTGAGTATCAAAACGAGAATTTGTTGTACGAGCTACCTGGGCAAATGCCTCGGCCGCAATACGAGCCGATTTACGGTCTGTCATCTGGGCAATTTCTCGTGCCATTGCGACGAAATGTTTACGGGTCATATTATACTGCCTCCAGTAGATTCATCGGCACACGATATCGGGCTTCTGAGGTCACAACAATGGCGTTCTTGATCTTGATGCTGTTGACCAAGCCGGTCTGCACCACACCCCCACGACCTGTGAAACGCACTCGATCGCCTGGTTTGAGAGTTTTGGCCACATGATGACCTAGACTGGCTCTAGCAAACTTGACAGCCGTTGCAATTTCGTCCAATTGTTTGTTGGTAAAACCTGTGTTGTTGATTGCTGTAACGATTTGAAATAAGTCCATTTTTGCTCCGTTTTTGACTGTATGTAACTATTATACCCTAAATGCCTTTTTTGGTCAACCGTTTTTAGAAGTGTGGATCCATGTATTCCTGGACACCGGGAATTAGGTAACAGTATTTGCAACGGGTCTGAGTGTAATAAGCGTCGCCATTTGGTGCTATTTTCTGAGTGTATTTCATACCACGATCTGAAAAGATAAACCGCTTGGTAATACGAGCAATTTTACCATCGTAATAACGATCACCGCCGATTGCGTAACTAATATCGTCACCAACTTTATAATTTACTGTAGCCATCTTTTGCTCCTTTATTTTCACTATACATACATTATAGCAAATGGGCCATTTTGGGTCAACCTTTTGGTAAACCCGTAAAAAACCCCTATTTAAAGGGGTTAAAAAGTGTTGTTTTTAGACTACAGACTGGGCTATAAATATTAGGACATGAAACCCACAATAGCGTTATTCATCCGCGACCCAAAATGCTCTGTACAATCGGGCAACGGAATAATGCAAGCCCTAGGCGATCATTATCGGTTTAAGCTATTCAGCCGGGATCGGGTAGAAGACGTATTCTTTGACGATGTGGACATGGTGGCTTTTCCAGGCGGTATGGGCGACAGCGACAGTTTTGAAACCATATTAAAACCCAATCAAAAACGCATAGAACGATTTGTTCAACGAGGCGGAAGATATTTGGGAATTTGTATGGGTGCTTACTGGGCAGGATCCAACTACTTTGATATTTTAGATGGTGTAGATGCTGTGCAATACATTCGCCGCCCAGGAACAGATACTCGCAGACCACACGCTAAGAATATCAGTATCAATTGGCAAGGTCAACCCATGACCATGTTCTGGTATGACGGTTGTGCTTTAGTAGGAGATCCGACCAAGTTTGAAACTGTAGCTACCTATGCCAACGGCGACCCAATGGCTATTCGACAAAATCGTATTGGCCTAATAGGATGTCACCCCGAAAGCGAGCAGTTTTGGTATGACGGTTACTCGTGGATGCGACCGCACTGGCACGAGCGCAGGCATCATCAGCTATTGTTAGAATTTGTAGACGAGTTGTTTGTTGATTGAATCGTAGAACAGTCTACTAGATTATCTCGAAATATAGCCCAAGCTCGGTCCCACGACCAGCGAGCACTGCCTTTCCAAACTTGCGATCTATTTAAAAACAAACAATCTGTGACTGCTTGTTTTAGGTCGATGTTTAAGCAACCTGTAACACCTTCGTCCACAACATCCAGCGGTCCTTGAACCGGATAAGCAGCCACAGGAGTTCCGCAGGCCATTGCTTCTATCATAACAATGCCAAATGTTTCCCACTCGCTAGGAAATACAAATACCTCAGCATTGGCATAGTAATGTGCTAGATCTACACCAGTTTTATACCCTGTAAAATGCACATCGGGATATTGTTTTCGGTAGGTTTCTAGCATTGGGCCATCGCCTACCATGATTTTTAGATAGCCAGGGTAGTCTAGCTCAAAAAACTTTTCTAAATTTTTTTCTTTACTGACGCGACTCACGCATAAGATATATCGGCTTGTTGTTTCTACTCTGTGACCAGGATGGAATATGTCGCGGTCAACACCTCGAGTCCAACTAACAATCTCGCCATCAAATCCATGTGCTTTTAATTCAGCAACCATAGTGTCTGTGGTGGTTAATACTTTACCCGAATGTTTGTGAAACCAGCGTACTAGAGGCCAAGTAAGGGCTTCAGGGATACCAAACAATTTTCTAATTCCTTCTGGAAACTTAGTATGATAAGCAGTATTGTACCTATAACCGTGTTGGTCAAGATATTGTCTAGTACACAGACCAAGAGGACCTTCTGTGGCGATATGGATATGATCCGGACAGATCTCCTCAAGTATCTTGCCCACCGTGCTTTGCCTGGCAAGGGTAATCTTGACTTCGTTGTAGCCAGGGCAATCAACATAGCTGAACCGCCCGGGATCAAGATATACAACACGATAGTTGTCCAGAATCGCACAAGCCTCAATATTTTTATAGGTCGTAACCACACCATTGATCTGCTCCGGTAAGTTATCGGTTACTATCAGTATCGTCTTTGTCATTTGATTTTGTCCAGGTAACAATTTCCCATTGACCGTCATGATGTTCTACAAGTGCTGTACAAGATTCAACCCAATCACCATCGTTCATATAGATCACACCGTCTATTGTTTTTATTTCTGCATGGTGTATGTGTCCGCATATCACTCCATCATAGCCGCGCTTGTGACAATAGCGAGCAAGATTAAGCTCAAACTGAAACATAAAGTCAGCGGCTTTTTTGACTTTATGCTTGAGATACTTAGACAAACTCCAATAACCAAAACCCATCCTGTGACGTATCCAATTAAACCTGCTGTTAAGGTCGAGAACGAAGTCATACAATTTGTCTCCTAGGAAACTCAGCCAAGGCGCCAAGCGGGTGATACCATCAAATAAATCGCCATGTGTGACTAGATAGTGTCGTCCATCTCGACCAATGTGTTCTGTTTGATTTACTATTTCTACTGCGCCAAAGCCCATGCCATAAGGAATAAGCGGGCGGAGGAATTCATCGTGATTGCCGGCCACATAGATGACTCTAGTGCCGCGTTTGGCATGCCCTAAGATTCTACGCACAACATTGGTGTGGCTTTGCTTCCAACGCCACTTGTTCTGTTGTATTTTCCATGCGTCAATGATGTCTCCAACTAGGTAGAGTATTTCGCAGGTATTGTGCTTGAGAAAATTGTTTAAGGCTTCGGCTTTACAGTCGCGAGTACCTAAGTGAACATCCGAGATAAAAATTGAACGGTAAGTTTTCTCTGGCATACGTTTATTTACTGCGATGCCATAGAAAAAAGTATTACATATTTGTTACAAGAAGATACTGGTTACGAGCTCCAGTGACACTCTATCTTTGTGTCCGGTTGAGTTATTTACAATCTAAATATTACAGTTTAGTTAAACAGTCAACCCACTCTGTTGTTCGCAACCAATTGGTATAAATCTTATCGGCTGTAGCTTGATGTTGTTCTAAATGAAAAGGAATACCATTGAGCATACTAATCTTATCTTGAACTGAGTCATAACGACTTCTAGCATCGGCCCATTTGGAATCATCTTCATAAACCCACGAATCAATCTTGTTTTCGTTGATTTCTATATGGAACTGCATGGCTAAATGTGGACCAATAGCCCAGGCTTGATTAGGACATGCTGGTGATGTAGCCAGTCTAACGGCTCCAGTTGGAATACTGAATGATTCGTAATGCCATTGTATAACCGTATCTGTTGGCGTGTCACCAAACCACTGTTTAGTTAACGCTGTATCTTCGTAGGCAATAGATTGCCAACCTATTTCAGGTTGTGGACTTGCAGTGATAACACCACCTAAGGCTCTAGACATTAGTTGCCCACCTAGACAATGTCCTATGACAGGGATGTCTCTATACATGGCCTGTAGAATTAATATTTCTGCGGCACGACTACTAGGTAGCGGATCGTTGGCACTCATGCCACCACCCATTAGTGCCAAGGCCGAGTAGGGTTCTATGCTGGTAGGGAATTCATCACCGGCACCAGCATTGGCAACTTGATACTGAACGTGGTTGCGTTCTAACCATGTGGTCAAATATGCTGCGTTTTCTGGAACTTGATGTTGTAAGATTAAAACAGGTTTCACCGGGTATTTATTGCGGTAAACTAAACATGTTTTTAAGTGTTTGGTAAATATTTGCATGGGGAGTAGTCCACTCTTATCTTAAGAGTTTTATGCATCGTCATTACGGCTTTACGGCTCGGTGCATAAGGAAATGGGTTCCGGACAAGACCATAATATCATAGTATATTATGGATCACGTAATCCTCATTATCTCTCTGCATGAATTCACAGGTTCTGACGACAGTTCCATGATATACTCTTTTAAAGGAGTAGTAAAATGGAAGTATTCGCACTACAAGCCCTATGGGCAGTTTTAGCTATCATCTTGATAGACATTGTGTTAGCCGGTGACAACGCACTAGTCATTGGCATGGCCGCCAACAAGTTGCCACCGGAGTTGCGTAAGAAAGCAATCTTCTGGGGTACCTTTGGTGCTGTGGCCATACGCTTTGTGTCGGTTGCACTTTTAACTTACTTGTTAATGATACCCGGGCTACGCTTGATAGGTGGCTTGGCATTGCTTTGGATAGGCTGGAAGTTGGTGTTTGATCAGCACACCGACGAATCAGTGGCCAGCAAGACCACACTAGGCGGTGCCGTATCAACAATCATTGTGGCCGACGCTGTCATGGGCATTGACAATGCACTAGGTATTGCGGCCGCCGCTAACGGTGACTTTGGACTGGTTGTATTTGGCTTGTTGATCAGCGTGCCTATCATACTATTTGGGTCTAGCGTTGTCAGCCGGGTGCTAGCTCGCTGGCCTGATGTGGTGTTTGCAGGTAGCTTTGTGTTGTTTGTTGTGGCTATCCAAATGCTGTTCAAAGAACCTTTGTTGGCCGGCTGGTTAAGTGGTTTACCCGGTTGGGTTGTAGCAAGTTTACCTTGGACTGGTGGATTCACAATTATGGCAGTACAGTATGCCCGGGCTAGATTAGGTCTAGTCAAACGCTACTGGAACAAGAAATAAAAAAAGCCCCGAAAGGGGCTTTTTATTAAGTTAAAAATTTATTAACTGTTTAATACCTTGGCAACACTATTCATAACACTGGCAATACGTCCAATGTCACGAAGTTGTTCCACTGTGTAGCCTTCTTGCTTTAGTGTTTCGTAATGTGCTTTGACACAGAAGTGACACTTGCCAACAATACTAGCCGCCAAGCTGAATGCTTCAAAATTTGACTTAGTAGTTCCACCATGACTTGCAATAGCATTCATGCGTAACTGTGCCGGTAAACCTTTTAGAGCAGGATCATCTGCCATTTCAATGTATGGATACCATACATTGTTTTGTGCCATGATACTTGCGGCTGTCATTGCGGCATCTGCGTGAACAGGTGCGTCTGCCAAAATCAAACTTACTAGTTTACCGTTGCCAGTTGCGGCCAAGGCGGCCACAGCACAACCCATGGCCACATCCGCATCCAATGTGCTACGCAAAAGCACAGCATCAAGGTTTAACTTGGTGTCCTTTGCGTAGTCTGGCAAGGCTTCTTTGACGGCGTCATTAAATGCCATTACAATGTCTCTCCACCTACTGTGCGATTACATGCACATAGCTCGCCAGTCTGTAGTGCATCCAATACACGAAGTGTTTCTTCTGGACTACGACCTACGTTCAAGTTGTTGACAGTAACATGCTGGATAACATTCTCTGGGTCAACGATGAATGTTGCACGAAGTGCGGCACCTGCTGGAGCATAGAACACGCCCAACTGTTCGATCAAACTCAACTCGCCACGCTGTGTGTCAGCAAATTGATTGTGTGTAATCTTCTTCAAATCAGCATGGGCATTTTGCCAACTAACTTTACAAAACTCATTGTCTGTGCTTCCTGTTAGCAAGATAGCATCACGGTCAGCAAAGTCTGCGGCCAACTTGTCATAAGCTACAATCTCTGTTGGGCATACGAATGTAAAATCTTTTGGATAGTAAACGATTACTTTCCATTTACCCGGAAATGATTCTTCTGTGATGTCAAAGAATGC